TCAACGAGAACGTGGATGATTACAAACCTCTACCCACTACAAAATTTCTTTTTCTTAAAGCCAAACCATATTTGGATCGTATAAATAATATACATGCTTTAGAGAAGTCACTTTATAGTGATTATCTCGGTCTTGCGGGTCGTGTTGATTGCATCGCAGAATACGAAGGAGAACTCGCGATCATCGACTTTAAGACATCAAAAAAGATTAAACCCGAAAAGTGGATTGAAAACTACTTCGTCCAAGAGGTAGCTTACGCTTGCATGTATTATGAAATGACTGGTATCCCAGTTCAAAAGTTGATTACCATTATGGTAGCTGAAAATGGAGAATGTTTTGTCTATGAAAAACGCAACAAAGATTACTATATTAAACTTCTTACCAAGTACATCAGGGAGTTCGTCTCTCATCACACAGAAGACTAAACCTATGCAGAACAACACTGAAGATGTAAACAATCTAATTAAGGAGAAGTTTCTCTGCCAGTCGAAGTTCGCACAGGACATCGAGTACCTTGTAATGACTTCCAAGATCAATTACATTGAAGCGATCGTCACCTATTGTGAAGAAAATGGTATTGAGTTTGAATCAGTATCTAAACTAATCTCAAAACCCCTAAAAGAAAAGTTGAAGCACGAAGCGACCCAACTCAACTTTCTCAAAAAAACAAGTCGCGCTAAGTTAGTATTCTAATGACTCCAATCGAGGTATACAAAACATACCTTGCATTCAAGAATCATTTCACAAAACCAAACTACGATTACCATCAATATTGCGGGAAGTCTAGGGCATCTAAAGAGGCATTCAATAAAAGAAAAGATCGATACTTCTTTGAACGAATGTCTCGTAAAAAAACTGATGATGAAATTAAACTATACTTCCTTGCAAACTTTGTAGAATGCGATGATCCAACAAAACTTTGGATTGGTGAGATTATTGAATCAGGTGAAGAAAATTATGCAAATTGGTTGAAGAGATCTCAAAGTCTTTATTACCTATTCAAAACTGAATCAGAAGTTTTCTGCAATAAAGAAAACTTTGAAAACCTATTTACAATTAAGGGTGCGAGTCACCCAGAAATCCTTAGAAAGTATTTACAGAAAGCTATTTCAATAGAGACTCTGGTGATCATGGATATGATCCTGATGTTCTCTAAAAACTTTGATAAGAAACTCATAGATCCAGTGTGGGAATCCGTCAGTTTACGAATTAAAAAGTATAAATCTTTCCTAAATATTGACAAGGAAAAGTATACTGCTACACTAAAAGATATCGTGTTATGAGTGGATTTTTTGAATCAGAAGTTGTAAGAAACGCCATCAAAGAGATGGAAGAATTACAACAAGAAATTATTGAAGCCACATTCTCAGCACCATTAATGACACCCGAACAAAAACGGGAACATGTTGACTTAATGAAAACTTTTCTGGAAAAACAGAAGAACCTCTACTTTCGTCTAACTCTTTCTGATGATCCTGAAGCGATCTCGATGAAAGAACGAATGAAAGAAGCTGCGGAACTTCTGGGTTTTAGTGGTAACAATATCGATGAATTGTTTGCCACGATGGAAGAAACTCTAGATCGTCTAGATACAATTACGGAAGAGGATTGAACATGTCATATCAATATCACATTACTTCGAGGTATGTCTACCACAATGATGTGATAGTTGATATGTTTTTTATTAATGGTATTCCATTTACATTTGATGATATTCCTACAATTATGCAGGATGATCCTTATGTCCAAATGGAAGCAAATGATAATTATTCCTATACCATCGACGACATGTATCGATGGTCAAATTATCTCGTACAGGAGGAGTGTCACCCACTCCTCTTTGAACTGGAACTCGCAAATCCAGAGGAACTTCCCAAAGACTAGGGCTTGACATCCCTTCTTGCGACCTGTAAGATAAAGTCGTCCCAAAGGCCAAATCCAAACCAATACGGAGAATACGAACATGTCTTTTGCTGATCTCAGGAAACAGTCCCGCGCAGGTTCGCTGACTGATAAACTGATCAAAAAAGTCGAAAAACTGAATAGTGGAGAGAAATCTGCAGATGATCGCTTCTGGAAACCCGAAGTAGATAAGGCTGGTAATGGTTATGCCGTTATCCGATTCCTTCCTGCACCTGAAGGGTGCGAACTTCCCTGGGCCCAAATGTGGAGTCATGCCTTCCAAGGACCTGGAGGTTGGTACATCGAGAACTCTCTGACTACGCTGGGACAAAAAGATCCTGTTTCTGAGTACAACCGCACTCTGTGGAATAGTGGTCGTGATTCTGATAAAGATATTGCCCGCAAACAGAAACGTAAGTTGTCCCACTACGCCAACATTTACGTTGTCGCAGATCCTGCTAATCCTCACAATGAGGGTAAGGTGTTCCTTTACAAGTTCGGTAAGAAGATCTTTGATAAGATTACCGAAGCAATGCAACCTCAGTTTGCAGATGAAGAAGCTATCAACCCCTTCGACTTCTGGGCTGGTGCAAACTTCAAACTGAAGATTCGCAAGGTTGAAGGTTATTGGAACTACGACAAGTCTGAGTTTGATCGCCCTAGTGCTCTTCTCGATGATGATGACGCACTGGAGAAGATCTACAACAACCTGAACGATCTCAATGAGTTCTCTAAGGCTGACAACTTCAAGACCTATGAGGAACTGAAGAAGCGTCTGGACTACGTTCTTGGTCACAAAGGTACTCCTAAGTTCCAAGACCAGGAAACCGTTGAAGAAGATCGTCAATGGGAAGCAGAACGTCGTGGAGACTTCTCAGAACAACGTTCTAAACCCAGTTTCACCGCACCTAGTAGTGGTGGTTTCAATGATTCAGACATTACTCCGCAAGCTTCAACAGAGACTGATGAAGATGCAGACGATGCTCTGTCTTACTTCCAAAAACTCGCAGAGAGTTGATTCCGAAAGGGAGGTTCAAACCTCCCTTTTTTAATGTCAAGAGGTTCTAATGAAGATAGTAGATGACTTTCTATCCACCGATGAGTGGAAGGGTATGTTAAAGACCTGTGAGATCATTGTCGATCTCTATAAACGCCCAGACACTCGCGGAGAGAGTCCTGAAGACTATTCTGGGAACACTCATGAGACTTTAGATGTCTATGAACAATGGAAGACTCCCTACCCGCCTTACATGACATATTCGTTGGAACAGATCCAACAATGTAGAGATGTCTTGTTTAAGAAAAAGTGTTGGGAGTCTTTTCTTCAAAAGAATTGTGAAGAAGTAGGAAATATAGTTGGTAAACCAGTTATCCCTACAGATATTCGTGTCTGTAAGGTTGAAGAATATGATGAGAAAGATATTGAACTAAACGTAAGAAAACATGAAGAGTTTGGGTACATGGATAACGTACCACATGTTCATCTTGGTGATGATCTAGTTTATAGTTCTGTTTATTACATCCAAAATCCAGATAAAGAATATGGAACTGTCATTGAAGACGAGACTCTAGTCTATGGTGTAGAAAATAGATGTTTATTCTTTGATGGTTCAAAGATTATGCATTGTGGAGTTTGGCCACCTTCCGAAGAAGTTGCAGACTACCCACGATATATAATCGCAATGAACTTTAAATGCCAGTAAGTTTTGGATTATAAGTTGTCTTCAGTTTCTCGTTGATGAAGTTCTCAGTCTCAGGATCATACTTCATAAGAGTCTTAAGTTCTGCCAAGACTACTGATAAGAATTCTGGTTTGATGAGAGTGATAATACTCTTTGCGTCATTCTTTTGAACTTCTATTTCATAGTTGGTAACTGGATTGGACATATCTTTACCAGGAATAGATCTGATACGACCATCAACAGACTCTAGATATCTAAATTCTTGAGAGATCTTCTCCTCCCAATATTCTCCACTCCATTTCCAAGTTCTGCCGATTTGAGAGTAGAAATTACCCTCAAAGACTCTTTGAATTTCTGGTGCTGGACCAATCGTGAATACAGGACTATTAACATAGTTCGCACCACCATCAATCATACGGATTGTACCAATACCTCTATCGGGTTCATCATTCAATATAACTTCAAACGTACCTTGTCTGAATTCCTGTGCAGGAGAAATAGTAATTGCAGGAGTAAAGGTATAACCAAATCCTGCATTTGTAATTGTCAGGGTATCAATCTGACCAGCATTCATCGTAAGTGCTGCTGTTGCTGTTACTGCTGGGAATGGTTGACCAATAGTAATTGTTGGTGCCTCAGTGTATCCACTACCAGTTCTAGTAATCTGGATTTGATCAACTTTTCCTGCACCATCAATTAGTGCAATACCCTCTGCACGGGTTGTCATCAGGTATTCTTTTGCTCGGTTTGATTGACCATCGAATACTAAGAACTTCTCTTCGTTTTCTGCAAGATAAACATCAACAGGTTCATTTGCTTGAGAACTTACGCTGAAAGTCTTTGCATAGGTTAGAGTTTGAATGTTATATGGGAATCCAAAATCAAGTTCATAAAGAGAAGTTGTTGTTTCATCAGTGACGAACATTTTAGATCCATCAGATTTGATGGTAAATCCAGTGAAGTCTAAACCTGCACCAATAATCGTATTCAGATTAACTTCTGGTACGTTGAATAGAGTATTGACCGATGTAATCTGGTATGGAGTGGATAGAGTATAAACTTTCAGAATCTGACCTGTGATTTGATAGAGTAGAGTTCCATCATTGTTGAATCTAATTGCACTGGGTTCGGTTACAATAAGTTCCGAGTTCTTAGTTGCAGTGTTCAAATTGTGAGGTGTTGATAAAATATATTCTGCAATCTTATAAGTAGACGCCTGACCACCAGAGACGAACAACTTAGATCCAGTTGGATTCATTTCCACACCAGTTGTGAAAGTGAAGTCTGCACTTACATCGAGATCATTAACTGCAAAGATGGTAGTTGCTTGATATGCATTACTAACATTGAATGCCTTGATCTGATTAGTACCAGTCAAACTTGCGGTGTATAACTTACCACCATCAGCACTTATATACGCACCTTCAATATCATTACCAAGATTAATGATGGATTGTTGAACATAAGATCCACCCATGAAGTTGGGAGATTTGGAGAATGTAACTGCTGGTGCAGTAATACCATAACCAATACCAGGTGTTAGATCCGTGATTGCTGCGACTCTATCAAAGTTATTACCAGTGCCCAACTCACAAGTTGCTGCAGCAGCAACGGATTCAATTGGAGATTCAATTACAACAGTTGGAACAAAGTTATATCCCAAACCTGGGTTAAAGGTTACGATTCCAGTAACTGCAAATTGATTCATAGAAACATTTGCAGAAGCACTAGATGTTGGTGCTGGTGCAGATAGTGTTACTGAAGGAACTTCAGTGTAACCCGCTCCTGGATTAACGATAAAACCACCTACAATCGAGTTGCCTGCACCGATAATAGGGTTGATTTGTGCATCAGTACCAGGAACAAAGATTGGAGGGAAAGTGATGCCTGGGGGGTCTTCAACGACAGGAACGAATACGGGTGCATTGTAGAAAGCCTCGTCTACTTTGAGACCTCCTGGGAACACAAGTCTATTGAAATCATCTCGGATTTCTTTGGTTTCATAATATGCAATGGCTTGAAGTTCTTCTTGATTGGGATATTTTTCATCAAGATATCTCTTGAATGCAACAGGATCAAGAGGCCATTCATTTTCTAGATTAGTGATATTATTCGAGAGTAGGACTACCCAGTCAAGTTCTGGATCACCATAATATGTTTCTGCGATAGTATCGGGTCTTTCGCCTGGATCAATTCTATAATCTTCAAAGGCACTAACGGCACCAAGGATATCTTCTCTAATTTTTACTCTCTTAAACAGATTAGTGACGATATGAGTCTCATCACTAGAAGTTTCATTCTTAGTTCTGTTTAGAATCTCTAATTGTGGGAAGTACTTGAAATATGCCATGGGTTACCAACCTACTGCGTTGTCTGCTACTGGTCTAAGGTTTTTATTAACACCTGATGCACCAATATAATCTGTATCGAAAATTGGTTCCAGTTCTTGGAAATCACATGTGAATGTGACTTGAACGGGTTGACCATCACTATATGCTGCCCAAAGACCATCTGGTGTGTAATCACACGCAAATTTCTTCAATGCCATCGGTTTCATCATACCGACAGCTGGGTTCTCTACAACTTTACCATTTATATTAGTCATGAATTTCATTTCAAATATATGTGGAGTACCCAGGAAGAAAGAAGCTCCCCCAGCAACACCAGCACCACCAGTGGCAGCTGCTTTTTTCGCTGCCATAGATACTTTAAACCACCTAATAATATTTCTAATTGCAGCCGCCTCATCCGAACTTCTAGGTGACATTTTGTAGACGAATGAGAAACTTCTCATTGTCACACCTTTAAAGAGAAGTTCGTTATTATTATTTGGAATAATACCAGACTTCCTTGCAAGAATTGATTCAGGACTTACTGCATAACCCTGCATGTTCAGAACTTTAGAATCAATCGCACTCTTTGCAAGAGTTCTAAAATCATCTGCGCGATCATCTAAGGCCATCAATCCTTTTCTTGCCAAATCTAGTCCAGATGAAAAAGCACCACCGCCTCCAACAACATCAGCAGCAGCTGCAGCATATGACATACCACCAACTTGTTGCATTGCATGTGCAGCAAGTGCGCCTAATTCATCACCTTGCCAGTCTACGGTGTTTGCATCAAGAATGCCTCCAGGCATGGGTAAGTAAACTGTAGCGAGTCTTTTTACTGCATTACCTTGAGATTGCAGACCCGATAAAAGAGCGTTTGATTTATCTGCACCAAACAAAGCTTCTGAAAATGCTGCTTTATATAAGAGTGAACTAATTACTACGTGATCTTGAGTTAAAGTGTCCATGTCAATTGGATACTTTGAACCATCAAGTGATTTTTGATAGTCGATTGGTTTAATAAATTTGTTAGTATATGTACTAGGCTGAGGACTAATAATTTCACCAAATGGAGAAGGTTGTGGTACTCCATAACTAAGTTGCTGTCCAGAAACCCCAGGTCCCACTCCTGTACCCAAAACTGGTTGACCTGGTGTTAATGCTGTTTGATTGGGATTGATGCCAAGTTTTACCCATTGCGGTAAAACTGCATTTTTCGTTTTCTTACCTCCCTGTTTGGCCGTGGCAGGTGAAGAATCATATGCTTTTTGAATTGATTGCTTTGTTGTATTCCAATACACCCCTTTTTCTTGGTTTGTTAGTCCAACAAGATTTGCATTAGAATTCCAATTTCCATTTTCAAAAATAGGTTTATCAGATGCACTGGGGTTTTCTATCTGAATTATAGTTTTTCCAGTGTTAGCTTCCCAAAAAGGATAATAATCCTTTCCGTTTTTAGTAAAGAGTGGTTTTTTACCGATTTTTTTAAATGCCATTTAGGGTTTGTTCCAAGCTCGGTGTTTAGGGAATGGTTGTCCTCTCGTATCAACAAATTTTTCCATGGGTAACATTGCAATAGAAGGCCAATCTTTTTCAGGCACTCTCATGAATCCACCGGCGACCCCAGAAAATAGATAACGATGAATGGTTTTGCGAGGAACAGCTACTGTACTGCCTTTATTTATCAGGCTTTTTGCAATACCTTCTCGATGTTTTGTATTTAGATAGTGCATATTAGCACCAATGAAGTATCCTGCGTTGTAATTTACTTCAGTGATGTAGACAAGAGGTTGAGTATCATAGTATGCCAAACCTGGAGTTGATGCTTGATAAAAGAAAAAATATAGTCTACCAATGTTGATACCACCAGTATCCATCTCATTGATATCGAATTGTTCTAAGTTGCTTAGATACTCGATAACTGAGTTAGTGTATACTGAGTTCTTTACATTCTTTCCCTTAAATTGTTTCTGCAGTTCATATCCAAATCCTTTTCCCGCTTCGTATTGACCATCTATGAATTCAAAACTCATACCCCTAACTCCTTCTCGGTCATGATTCGGAATTCATAGTTACGATCTGCACAATACTCTTTTGCTGCATCCCACTTCGCTTGGTTCACTACCCAAGTCTGGACACTATATGCCCATGCTTTTGTCCTTCTCTTAGGATTCTTCTCAGGCATCTTTACTTCTTTTGCAGGTTTGACTTCAATGACAACACATCGTTGTCTGCCATTTGCATCTTTATATTTCACAAAGAAGTCAGGAAAATACCTGTGCATCTTTCCATCAATAGGGGAACGATAAGGAATGAAAAACTCTTCAGATTGCCACTGGTTTACATTCTCATTCAAATCACAATATCTCATGAATTTTCGTTCCCAAAGAGAACGATAAACGATATTACCAGAGTCACCTTTATACTTTTTAGGATTCTCTGGTTTATATCTACCCTTATAACTCATATACATAGTATAGATCCTCAAAAAATATTTATAGTGGCAACTTCAGGAACTGCAGGAGATCAAAATTTATTCAGGGTAGATCCAATCTACGCAAGAATGACCACTCCTCGGGCTACGAAGGATGGTCGTTCTGGTCTACCTAGTGTAATGGATATGTTTGGCGATCTCGCCATGACATCCCAATACAAAATTAGTTTACACTTGGGTGATTCTGGAGGAAATCAAGCAGATAAGAATGTCACTGACTGGTTGACTAGTTGCGGTGTTCTTGGGAACTTCAATGCAAACGTTCCTAATGAGAACCTAAAGTCTTTACGTTATGAGTTTATGTGTGATGGTGCAGCATTACCTGGATATGAACTTGGTCGTGCTACTACCATGGGTGATAGACAAGGATTGCAAGAACAATTCGTTAATACTAGAACATATACACCTGTAAACCTGTCGTTCTATGTTGGTGCAGACTATGGTATTCTGAGACTATGGCAAGAATGGGCAAACTTCATTGCTGCACTGAGTCTCGGTGGTAGAGATACCACTGGAAGTAATAGTGGGCAAGTCAGTAGAATTATGAGAAATGATTTCTTGCAATTTAGATATCCAGATGATTATAAAAGAGAAATTAGTATTACTAAGTTTGAGAGAGATATTCATGTCAATGGCGGTTATGTAACCAAAACGCCTAATATGCTCACTTATAGACTTATTGATGCATACCCAATTTCAGTTGATAATATCAGACTCGGATATGAAAACTCCGATATTATGAGAGTTAGTGTTACTCTTGGATATACAAGATATATCACTTTAGATCATGCTGGTACGGGTAATTCTCAGAATCCATTTAACTCTTCCACTCAACAATCCGCATTAGATCCTACAACAAATCAACAAGTTCTTGTATCTGGTGCTCCATCATTGTACTCTGGAACTACTCTGTTAGGTCAATTGAACAATAACTTCTATAATGCCTTCAACGGATTAGATGTTAATTTTGCTCAATAAATAAAAATATCTGACTACATCATCGTTCATGCCATTACCTAAGATTTCTACTCCAACTTATGATTTGGAACTTCCTTCTACGGGGAAAAAAATTAAGTATCGTCCATTTCTAGTTAAAGAAGAGAAAATTCTCATTCTCGCATTAGAAAGTCAAGATCCTACACAGATTACGAACGCTATCAAACAAGTTCTTAAAGACTGCGTTCAAACTAGAGGAGTAAAGATTGAAGATCTTCCTTCTTTTGATATTGAATACTTGTTCTTGAATGTTCGTGGTAAGTCTGTTGGTGAGGCAATCGATCTTATCGTAACTTGTTCTGATGATGGTGAAACAACTGTACCTGTAAAACTATTCGTTGATCAGATTGGAGTTGTAAAACCAGAAGGACATAGTAAAGATATTAAGTTGGACGATAAGATTGTTTTGAGAATGAAGTATCCATCTCTCAAACAATTCATTGAAGAGAACTTTGAATTTGAAGGTAATGAAGATGTTTCAACTATTGAAAGATCTTTCGAGGTGATTAGTTCTTGTATTGATACCATCTTCACAGAGGAAGAGGCATGGGCAGCATCTGATTGCACTAAGAAAGAACTGACTCAGTTCCTTGAAGGTATGCAGTCTGCACAATTCAAAATGATTGAAGACTTCTTCACCACTATGCCTAAACTATCTCACACCTTCAAGGTCAAAAATCCTAAGACTGGTGTTGAAAGTGAAGTAACGTTGGAGGGGTTGACCAGTTTTTTCGCCTGATCATGGCTCATATCTCACTTGAGTCATACTATCGAATCAACTTCGCTCTCCTGCAGTTCCATAAATATAGCTTAACAGAGGTAGAAAACCTCATCCCTTGGGAACGTGACATTTATCTTGCTCTATTGAAACAACATATTGATGAAGAAAACGAGAAAGTAAAACAACGAGAACGCCGTGGCTAAAATTGGTGCAACTGGAGGGAATACTGATGGTGCGATGGGTTCTTTTACAGCTCCTCGTGTAGGGGGTTTTAGTGGTAATAAAAAACAACCAACAACGAGTACATTTCAAGATAAATTCTTCACTTCACTGAAACGTGAAGGTAGATTAAAGGCTAGAGAAGAAGGTCCTGCAAATAAGATTGTAAAATTTGGTGCTGGAGTCAAAGCAAAAGACCCTGGTAATGGATCTCTGATTAAATCCATTTCAACCAATATCAATAATCAATTTAGTGATGCGATTACTCAACTTCAGAGTAATGTCACTAATATCGTCAATCCAGTATTAGATAGACTAAAGGCAGAACATAGAAGAAGTATTGACGACGCTGAGAGTAATAAACCAACGAATCTACTTGGTGGATTCTTGGACATGCTCCGCAGTGGTCTGGACTTCATCAGATTCCTAAGTGATAGAAAGAGATTAGCATTCTTAAGACAAGGTATTAAGAATCTAAAGACTGGATTTAAAGAATTGTTTATAGTTGGTGAAACAGTTGCTAAGACTCTTAAAAAATTAATCAAACAACTAAAGAAACTTGGTCAAGAAGGTGGCAAAGGTGGTGGTCTTCTTGGTAATCTAAGATTACCTGGATTTGGTGGAGGTGGTGGAAATAGACGCCAAAGAAGATCCAATCAAAGACCAAGATCATCAGTCAGACCCAGAAGAAGACGTGGAATGGGTACAGCTGGAATGCTCCTAGGAACAGGAGGATTATTAGCTGGTGGAATGGCAATGGCTCCTTCTGTACAAAGTTCCCCTACAGCTCCACCACCAGTTCCCGAACCCATTGTTGAACAACCTCTAAGTCAGAAACTACTTGAAAAGTTCAATCAGGTTCTTGATCAATTTAATAATGCAATCGATAGTTTAACGAAACCTGCCAAAACAACACCAACCCAAACTACACCCGCTACTGGAAGTGGTGGTGGTAGTACTGATAGTTCATCTATGGGTGGTGGAGGAGGTGCTATGCCTTCAGAAGATCAAGATCTCTATACTACTGCAACACTTGCAAGTATGGAAGCTGGCACTGATCAAGCAAGGGCAGACGTTGCTCAAGCTGTTTATAATAGAATGGGTCAAAGAGGTCAGAGTGCAACTGAAGTTGCTACTGCTAAGGGTCAGTTTGCAGTAATGTTTGACCAGAATGATAATATTGATCCAGATGCAAAAAACATCAAAACTCTTGAAGATGCAGTTAAATTTAGAATGAAGAAAAAGGGTGAGACTGCAGAAGTCGCTGAAAAACAAATCAGATCGACTATTGCTGCAATGCGTAACCCAGAATTGATTAAGAACGCACAGACATTTGTTCAAGACAGAACATCATTCAGAGCGAGTGCAAAAAATTATCAGACACTAACAAATAGTATCTGGAGAGGTGGTGCTGGAGATAATCAATTCCTCAATGAAGAGGTGTCTGGTAAGGGAACGATGGCAGTTCCTGAGTTTGTAACTGGTGCGGAAGTTGACCCTAATAAAGTAAAGATTGAAGCTGCACCACAACAATCACAAGTGATGCAAAAAGTTAGTCAACAGGTTTCTCAACCAGCTAGAAAAGGTGGTGGAGTCAGCGTTGTTCCTGTAGGCGGTGGTGCTCAACAATCACCAGCTGGTGGTGGTGGTAGAGGACCTGCAAATAAACTTGAACAGGGTGGAATTCCTTTCATGAGTTCTTCAATGAATGATAATGCTCACGATATGTTCTCAAGAATGACTTATAACGTAGTAGGATAATGCCAGTAGTAACTCCCAAAAAACCAAAAATCTCTGCTATGTCATCTCCCATTGGGATGATGACTGGTATCGTTGGTAATCTAAGACACGGAAAAACCCAACGTAATAGAGTCAAAAGAGACTTTGATGATATGTCCAAGTTCCTCAATAGAGGAGCTAATAATATTCGTCGTTTTAATCTACCTAAAGGTCAAAAACTTAAAAGACTGACGGATATTAACATCAAAGGCGGTGGAGGTGGAATCTTAGGTTCCATCATGAATGCAGTGACTGGAGGTGGAGGATTACTTGGTTTAGGAAGTAATCTTCTTGGTCTCGGTGAATTTGCTGATGATGTTAGAAATTTATTCAGGAGAGGTGGTAAGGTAGGTAGGGATGGTAGAACTGCCCTTCAAAGAGCAAAAGACATAAAAAAATTAAAGCAAACTGGTAAAGCAGTTGATGCAACACAAGATGCAGTTAGAGGTGCAAGACAAGGCACTAAAGTTCTTGATAGTGTTGCAGATGCCTCCAAAGGTCTTAGAGGTGTCAGTAAAGCAAATGCTGCATTAAACATTGCAGCTTCTGGTTTAGAATTTGCAGGTAGAAAATCAGAAGGTCAAACTAACACCCAAGCTGCAATAGGTACTGCTGCAGATGCTGCAGGTGGTATGGCAGGTTTTGCTCTTGCAAGTAAAGCAACTGCTACTGCTCTTTCTCCACTACTTGTAACTCCTGTACCAGGTGCAAGAATTTTATATGGAATTGCGGTTCTTGGTTCTGGTATTATGGGTTCAATGGCTGGATCCCAGTTAGCTGCTTCAGGTGCAGATAAACTTACTGGTGCTGATAAAGTCGGTGAAGATCTTGAGAAATTCAATCAACAAGAAAAAGAAAAGAAAGAAAAACAAGAAGAACAAAAGAAAGAATTAGATAGTCCAACAGGTAGAAAGACTTTCAGTGAATTGCTAGATAAGTTTGAAGATATTATTGAAAAATTTAGAACTTCTGTGAAGGCCAAGAAAATCGTCAGATCAACCACATCTGGAAGTGATGATGGTCGCACTGGTGGTGGTAGTGTTAGTGTGCAGGAATTTACTGGTGCTGCTAATGTTGTTGGGGCAGATCACCCCGAGACTGGTTCTGGTTATGGTATTGCTGGTCAGGTCGATCAAAATGGAAGACCATTAGTATTTTCTCAACCTGCAGCTTCTGCTTTTGCTGGAGCAATAAAAGAATCTGGAATGAATCTTGGATCTTATGTTGCAAGTTCTGGTAGAAGTCAAGAAAAGAATACTGCTATTGGTGGTCATCCAAACTCACACCACATGTATGGTGAAGCACTTGATATGAATGGTGAAGGTTATGAGTGGATGAGAGAAAATGGTCACAAGTTTGGATGGCAATATGTTTATAACCATGGACCTGGTAGTGCTCACTTCAAATATGTTGGACCAGGTGCAGGAACTACACCTAAGTTAGCACCTCCTGGTAACAAACCATCTGATCCAGAACCTGCACCTACTGCTGCTCCACCTACATCAGGAGATGATGGTGCAAGAACTGAATCACAACTAAAGAGAGATGAAACCAAAACTCGTGCAGGTGTAGATCGTAATACAGTTATCGATGAAGAAACTGGATTCACCGCAGGTGAGATGGAAGATATAAAAGTAAAACAAGAAAGAATTGAAGCAATGAGAAAAGCTCTCGGTAGGGATATGCTTGCTTCTGCTTTTGACAAAGTAACTGGTACTGCAAGTATAGAAGGATATTCTAAAATGTTGAGGGATCAGGGTAAAGGAGAAGAAGTGGATAGAATCATGAATGAAATTCAAGGTGGTTATGTGGAGGAAGTTAAAACACCTGCACCAGAAGTAACTCCACAAGTAACCCCAAGTCCTGCACCACAACAAGTAATGACTAAGGTATCTACTCAGATATCTGATTATCAATCTTATGAACAAGGTGGAGGAGATAATCTTGTCATAATGCCTATCGGTGGTCAATCTCAACAACCACAGATGATGAGTGGACCTGGAGGTCAACAAATGATGATTGTACCTATGCCTGTAGGTGCTAGTGTAAATAAGATACAGAAGGAACTCTTAACAACTAAACTCGCAGGTTGCTAATATGGCGTCAGTAATCGAAGTTCTAAATTATAATGCAGTTATCATCAGTACTCTTGATGGTAGCAATCAAATTGATTTAACAAACGCAATTACAGAATCAGACTACTATGAGGATTTATTTTCTCCTAGTGTAATGATGACTATTGATATTGCTGCAAGTTTTCCTGTTCTTGAAAAATTACCTATTGTTGGTGGAGAAGCTGTATTATTTGATGTAGAGACTGCAAGTGGTCAATTCATCAGAGATAAAGAATTTGCAATGTATGTGCATAAGATTAGTAATATCAATACTAGTGCATCTCAAGAGAGTTTTAGATTACATTTATGTTCCATGGAGTATCTAACCAATGAGACTTCAAGGGTGCAAAGAAAGTTTCAAAAGATGACGATTGAAAATCACGTCATCAAAATCATTAGAGAGTATCTACATCAAAATAAACAGAATCCTAAAGTCACAAATGGTGTCTTTGATAAGACTGCCAATAGTTACTCGTTCATTGGAACAGTGAAGAAACCTTTTAATGTATTGACTTGGTTGGCACCTAAAGGTATCCCATCAGACTCGAAGTCTGGTACTGATGGAACAAAAGCAAAAGGAACGTCTGGATTTTTGTTCTTTGAAAACTCTAAAGGATATAACTTTAGAAGTATTAATAATCTAGTCAAACAGAATCCATCATACACTTATTCAACGAATGATGCTATTCAAGCAAATAGTCCAAACAATGCGTATGTGATTCTAGATCATGTTTTCAATAGAGTAAATGATCTAAAAGAAAGTCTGACACTGGGCACATATTCTAATGTAACTTATTTTTATGATGTTTATCAAAATAGAGTTGATGGTATCGTCTATAATATCAGTGATGAAGTGAACTCCAAATCTTTATTAGGTAGTGAAGGAGTTGCAAAATCAGAACTATTTGGTAGTAGAGTGTCTAGAATTTTGGTAAGAACTGCTGATGTGGGGATTCTAGATACGGAGGGTGAGAAAGAAGATGCCGGCAGAGATGTTGCTGATATGGCGAAGTCATTTTCTAGATATAATCTCCTTTTCACTCAGTCGCTAAATATTATGGTACCAATGAATGTCAACTTAAAGTCGGGTGATGTCATAAAAGTTGTTTTACAAGGTGCTACGTCAGGGAAAGAATCACCCGAAGCTGATGAAAAGAAAAGTGGTAATTACCTCATAAAAGAGTTGCGTCACCACTTTGAAGCGAATAAAATGGTAACGTCTCTAAAACTAGTAAGAGACTCTTACGGAATCACGGAGTAATCCCATGGAAAACATCGAAGCTCATATCCAGAAGGATAAAGAAATTCTTCAGGATCCTACGACATCGCCACAACAACGCCGCCACATTGAAGAAGAGTTGCATGAACTAGAAGTTTATGCAGAAAACCACAAAGAAGAGATTGCCGCTGGTGATCATCACGATCCCACTGCACTCGAACTTTACTGCGAAATGGAACCAGGCGCACCCGAGTGTAAAACCCACGATAACTGATTAAATGATTGACGAGGCTATCCTTAAATCTAATTTTGCTGGTAAAGATGGCTTTACCTGGTGGATCGGTCAAGTTGCCGATCCAAAGGTTTGGCTGAATCAAAAAGTAAATGCCATTGATAAAGAACTCAAGGCTGAGTCTTGGGGTTATAGATGTAAGGTTAGGATCATTGGTTTTCATACCTTTGATAGAAGTCAATTACCAGATAATGATCTGCCTTGGGCACATGTTTTGTCCAGTGCTGCTGATGGAGCTGTCGGTCAAGGTGGTTTTGGTAAAACTGCTGGTATTATTGGAGGAGAGACTGTTGTCGGATTCTTCCTTGATGGAGAGGAAGCTCAACAACCTGTAGTATTTGGTTGTATCAATAGATCTCCTGCAGTAATAAATGTGCAGGATCCAGATCCCTTTGAACCTTTTACAGGATTCAAAGGTAAATTTGTATCTGAGAATCTGGCAACTAGAGTGCCAGGACAGAAGGGTGTAATTGCACCGAAAGAGAAAACACTAGGTAGTGGTTCTCAATTTAAGGTTAAAGGTGATAATACTGCTTATGAGAATCTCGGTAGTACAACTGCTGCTGAACAACAAGACCCAGGAATTACTGGAGAAACTAAGACAGAAAGTAAACCAGATGCTGGTGCTAAGTACGAGTCACCCAAACTAATTATCAATTTTGACTCCCTAATTGATTTAGATCAAGCAGAACTAGGGTTCCTTAGAACTGCATCAGCACCTTTCCCAGAAACTGGTGCTAATGGTTGTCAAGACAATATTCTTGCAAATATTCATGCAGCTATTAATAGTTTCATGAAGTTTGTTAATTCTTTGGAGTCAACTGCTTTAGGATTTATTGATCCTGTTAGAAATCTAGTTGTTGACATGGGGGCAACAGTTAGTAGGATCGCAAGAAAGGTTGCGGGCATGTTGAAGATGATCATGAACGCAATGCGTGATGATATGTTTAAGGTGGTTGGTAAATTATTTAAACTTCTTGGTATTGGAATACCATCTCCTATTGCACTTCCCATTAGTGAAGCAACCAAAGTCATTCTGGATATTATTTTCTGTATCTTTGAAAAACTATTCGGACCTATTACTGACTTTATCTCTTCATTAATTGATGGGATGTTGGGTAAACTGAACCACTTCCCCACTTGTGCAGCACAAGAATTCGTCGCATCACTTCTTTCTAAGTTGGAAGAAATGTTGAATAGTGCTCTTACTCCAGTATTGAGTGGTCTTGATTGGTTGGCTGGTGGTATTGGTCAAATCTCAGGAATGATCAGTGGTGCAGTTGCACAACTACAACAACTACTATCTTTCCTTGATTGTGACTCCCTGAAATGTGAAGGATCTATTGATTTTGATCCCTTCGGTGGTATCAAACTACCAAGTCCAGACAACTGGCAACAAACTCTTCAGAATCTAGACATCCTTAATGACCTTAAGACTGCGGAATCAGGTATCGATGAAGCAGTAGGATACATGTCGATATTTGGTTCTTCAGATTCTCCCTTTGGACCATGTAGAGAAGAAATTATAAACCCAACTGACCAAAACTCGGTAGCGAGTCTACCTATTGGTCTAAAGTATGATACTTGTTTGCCTCCTACAGCTGTCGTTGTTGGAGATGGAAAGGGTGCAGTAATGAAACCTGTTGTTGCAAATGATGGAACAATTCTAACAGTTGCTGTACAAAACCCAGGGAAAGGATTTACAAAAGCACCAAACGTTTATGTTGTAGATAATACTGGTTGTGGTAAAGGAGCAATCGTCAAAACAACCATCACACCGCCAGGACCTGGAGGTAGTGGAGGATCTATCGATGGTGTCATTGTTGTAGATCCTGGTGAAGGATATATCCCAGGAGAACTAGAAGATATTGTAGACGGAACAATTCCTTGTAGTGATGATTCTAATTGCCCAGAAGGATATAAGTGTGTAGATGGTAAATGCGTTCTGGTTTGCACTGAAGAAGGAGACTGCCCAGAGGGTTATGCATGTGTAGATGGTGAGTGTGTTAAAATCTGTGATGAAGATGGGGATTGCCCACTAGGATTTACCTGTCTAAATGGTTATTGTGTTCCAATCTCTGGTATCTCAAGTGATCCAGTAGGTATCATCACTTCTATTATTATTGATGGACCTGGAATCGGATACACATCTGGTGATGAAGTTTCATTCGGTGGTTGTGTTTATACACCAATTCTTACTGATAATGGAAGTATTGTTGGATTTGAATCGGATGATACTTGCAAGAATCAGTTTGATTTCTATCCTGGAGCAGCTATAAATACTAAAACAGGGTATGGTGCTAAACTCTTCCCTGTTATGAAGTTTGTCCCACAATATCTAACTGTAGACAACGCAGTTGCTTCGGTCGGTATTGGTACAACACTAATCAATGTAATCGATTGCGTATAACCAATGTCAGAAAAACAGGACAAGGATCTATTTCCAAAACAATACCTTGAAAAACATCCTGGATTTGTAATTAAGTCTGGGATAAGAGATGCTGCTGGTAAGAATATTGACTATTCGGTTATTACTGATAACTCTCAAGGATTTGAATATACTCAAGAGGGAAACAAATTTGACGTAACAAATAAGTGTTCTTCTGAAGTATGTGGAGAATTTGTTGGAAAGGATGAGGTTGCAAAGAGCATCTATGCAATGGGTGGTAATATTGTCATCGACGCTAGAGATGGTGATATTATTCTCAAGGGTCTAAACATTAGAATCGAAGCTCAAGATGGTTCTGGAGAAGTTACTATCACTGCTCCTAAACAGATCCAAGAGAGAGCTCCCGTTGTCAATATCAAAGGATCAAAAGTAAATATGGTGGGAACAAATAGTGCTATTGTTGCTGCACAAACCACCGATATCCGAGGTAACATTGCTGAAAACTCAAGTAGTGGTAGTGAGGATCAACAGGCTGGAATTATGAGTAAAATCTTTGCATTTATTACAGGTGGATTAGGAGGACTTTTTGAATAATGGGATCAAAACCAGTAACAAATACTGAAAAACTCGTAGTAGGTCCAGTAGATTTTTCCTTTATACCTACGACTCCTGCTGTTCCTGGAACAGGTGTAATCAATGGACCTTTGTGGATTGGTGCTGCTGGTCCGCCGCTTCCTCTTGCTAACTGCATGATTGGACCTGGAATCGCTAACCCGATTTCACTACAAATTATTGGAATTGCAAATCATTACGGAATCTATAATAGATTTGCAATCTCCAATGTTACTGGATTAACTTCCAAAGTTGGCATGACTCTTAGAGCTGCTCTAAGTGCCACAACTGGAATCAATGTTAAATCTGCACTTAATGCTGGTTCTTCAGTTAATGTTTTCAAGACAATCATTTGTGATACCGTATGTAGCTCTGCAACTTTTGTTGGTAGTATTGTCACCACAACGGGATTAAATCCTCAGATGCTTGCAGTTAAAGCTCTTGCTGCATCTAAAAAGTCTTTTGATATTCCACACCCAACGAAAGAAAATCATAGACTTAGACATATTTGTTTGGAAGGTCCGAGTGCAGAAGTTTATGTTCGTGGAAAATCCAAGTCTAATGTAATTGCTCTACCAGAATACTGGAGAGGTCTTGTAGATCCAGAATCCATTACAGTTTCTTTGACTTCAGTTGGTCAGGATCAGAATTTATATGTAAAAAATATCGACGATAATCTCGTTTACATTGGTGGTGGAATCACTATTCAGGGTCAAAAACATTTTGATTTCCACTATACAATCTTCGCAGAAAGAAGAGATGTTGAAAAGAACATTGCAGAGTATAAGGGCTTGACACCTGCTGATTACCCAGGAGATAATAACGAATATACCATTAACGATAATAAGTGAATAAAGTACATGAAGTATTTCCCTTGATTGTATATCAGGGATCTATAGAATGCCATTCGTATATGAAGAAACACATCAGTACTCTTCGTGATTACTGGTTTAATGGTTATGACAATGAAAGTCCAGAATATTCTGGGAAGATCTTTGCTCACCAAAAAGAGTATTGCAAACCCTTCTTTCATGACTTGAAAGTTAATATCGACAACTACATGCAACACTTAAATGTGAATCATGAGTTGTTTGATTACCATGTCACTAAATCTTGGGTTGGGTATCATAAGGATAATGAAACTCCTTCGATCCCAGCACACTTTCACAACGAATCTAATCTTAGTTTTGTGTATTATGTACACACTAATGAGTCTTCAGATAAGTTCTGTGTGAGTCAACCAAGAAACAGAAATGAATTTGCTGGTGGATTATTCGAGACTGCACATGAGAAAAATACGTTACTCGGTTACAATCGTTATAATTGTAATTTCTATACTATTACACCTATCGAAGGGTCAATCATAATCTTTCCAAGTAGTTTAACTCATGGAACTCAAAAGATTAGGGACAGAACTGACGAAAGACTTGTAATTGCTGGTGATGTTCGTGTGACTCTCAAACCAGAACATTATAAACACCATCAAGGATCAACACATCCTTCTCAATGGTTATCTCTATGACATGTTATAAATTCGTGACTGATGATCGTGAACCAGTGATGGTTATGCACCAGGATATATGTTATCCACCTGCTAATCCAGATCTAGTAGATCAAGTTGATACCTCTTATCCTGGTATTCTTATCAAATATGAAAATGGGTATTTGTTAGAAGATGGTGTTCATAGAGTTGCAAAGTTACAAAAACAAGGAATCTTTGAATCGTTGTTCTACATTGTAACACTGGAAGAATATGCGAAAGGTGTTGTTCATATGATGTTCCAAGGGGAACCAATTCCATTAGGAGAGTGGAATAATAACAAACTATCTCCAATGTCTCACTAAATATTCTTATACCCACTCGTAAATTATGGCTACAGGAATCGGAACTACTGCACAGGTGCAATCATCGACAACTGATTCTCAGGTGTTAATTCAGAGTACCTTGGGTTTAAGTACGTCTACTTCTGGAAAGAAGAAAGATCGTATTGTTGACTCTTTAAAAGCTGATCAGAAATCTAAAGAGGAACAACTACAACAAATTAAGGATCTTGTCTTACTTATTGACATTGATCTGGATATGTACGATGAGTTGATTGTTAATATTGATAAACAGATCCCATCATTGATAAAAGAGATCAATGATGCAACTGATGAAGTAGATGCTGCATATGAAGCAAGAATTGCTCAAGACGTAAGATCTGAACTTAAATGGGTAGTTACAGGTCAAACGAAAAACTTTACTAAAGGTGGTGCAAACAATACCACTACCACTACATGGCAAGTAGTCAAGAACAATACTAAACAAACAATCAATAAGTACGCTGCAAAGTATTATAAAACTCCAAAAGATAGAGATTATGGAGGATCTGCGGTCAGAGATATTGATGACGCAAAGATTGGATTTGAAAGTACCATCTTACAAAGTAATAGATCTGAAAAAGATGGGAATGGAAAATTCTTAGATCACATTGATATTGAGATTGGTGATACAATTACCGACTCCATTGAAAATCCTCAGATCTTTACTGTGGGTAATTTGCCTGAGGTAGTTGGATTTGGAACAACCAGTGTTCTTGGAATTAAAACTACCTTTAGTGGAAACATTGCATTTGGTTCTACTGTTATTGCTTATGCAGGTATCAATACTACCGCTGGTATCGCTGTAGGAGATCCCATCAGTCTTACTAATGTCACCCAAGATGATACTGTAGTTGTAGGTATTGCCACTACAACCACTAATCTTGTTGGTGAAAATACTTTGGGTGTAACTACCAGTGTTGAAGTAGATACTACCGCAGTAATTATCAGTAAAACTGCAGTTGGTGCAACTGATAATGCGATATTTAATGTTGGTATCTTTACCGATTTCCCAACATTTACTTTATCAGATCAGGCTGCTCAGGGTACAGACTCTGATAATTTCCATGTATTGAGATTCACTAATGATGCTGATATTGGACCAGACTTTGATGTGACGAGAGGTGGAGAAAATCCAGTAGAAGTTGGAATTATTCAGGATGCTAATAAGACGGGATATGGTCGTTCAATCTACCTTGTAAACAATGGAGATCCAACAGGTACAAAATCCTTTACTGAATTTGTAGATCCAGAACCTAAAGTTGGTGGTGGATTTGTGTCATATTATGTGGGTAATTTTGAGTGGCCCATTAAAGCTATCCCCCAAGGTATCAATATGAATACTGGTCAACCATCCTATTGGACCTATGAATATCAAGATTTAGGATCAACTTTGGTTGTTGTAACTGGTGCTGGTGCTACTACACCATCTGCTGGTGCTGGAACTACAGATGCTGGTGAATTAAATCCCTCCCAACAAGTAAAAGATGCTGCAGATGCACTCATTGCAACAAAAGAAGCTGCTCTTGCCTCTATCAAAGCAAAAAATCTTCCCAAGATTAATGATCTGATCGCTAAGTCAAAAGCTCTGAGACGTATCAGAGACGATAAACAATCCCAAGCATGGAACTATCGTAGAGGTCAGGGAGACCTTATTAACAAGATCAGACAATCAAAACAAGATCAGAAAGACTTAACCAAAACCGATCTGGATGAATTTGAGTAAACCCCTTGACAGGGGTAGTGGACTCGTGTAGTATAAGTCTGAACTGCCACTGGTCCATGATCACTGATCGCGAAACCCTTAACGCTCTGCGTCAACTCCATGAGGACACCGCAGAGTATTTTTGTGACGATAATTTCCCCATGAGTGGAGAACTCTACTGGACAATGGTAGAGTGTCTTGCATCTGCAAAACTCGCAGAACTTGAGGGTGAGGTTCTTGCAGAATGAAGTACGCTGTCCAATACGACAAACCAAAGAAGAAAGGTCATGCACGTCAAAGTGCCGTATTCTTTGACATTCGTGACGCAATGATGTGGGAACGACACATCAGAAACGAAACAAATTGCAGTAACATTGAACTAGTGCCATTTTACACAGATGTTTGAAAGAGTTTCCTGGTACAAACCAAGTGTTGAAGATCAACGAATCAACCTGTCTAATAATGTTTGTTATGATCTTCCACACCAAGGTAGAGTAGATGCTCTCCTTAGACTCTCACACAAAGGAGGATACAATCAATATCCTCAAGAGTCTAAGATCTATGAACATTTGAGTGATTACTATGGTGTTCCTGCACAAAATATGGCTGTTGGTCTAGGTCTGGGGGAACTTATTCCTCGGATCTTTAACATTTTCAGGGACAAAAAGTTTTCTATTGTCACTCCTACTTGGCAGATGGCAACAGGATTCTGTGAAGTCAACTGCATCGAATATACTGAAGGAGTTGATCTAAACGCTGATATTCTATACATTGCGAATCCTAACGGATTGAATGGATCTGTAGTGGATCGAGATATACTAGAGTCATTCTTTGATGCCTTTGAATATGTCATTGTTGACGAATCTTATGAAGATTTTTGTAGACCCACCAGCTCAGTTATCGATCGGGCTATTACCCGTGACAACGTTCTCGTATGTAAAACTTTTAGCAAGTCTCTTGCTCTTCCTGGTCTTCGCTTCGGTTATTGTTTTGGTCACCCTGATGTTATTTTTAGACTTCAGCAATTACGCCCTTCTGGGGTGGTAAATAGTGTAGTGGAAAGTGTAGGATTTGAACTATTGTGTCTGATCCAAGAACACACAAACAGAATGGTAGAGACTCGCGATTACATCGAATCTAAGTATGATTGCGTACCTTCAAATGCCAACTATGTTTTGTTGAAGAATGAAGAACCATTCTTGAAACATTTCCGATATAAAATCATCAACGGGCTTCATCGGTTGTCGTTGACAGATCCAAACACATTCAAGGTTTATGAATCGTTTTCAGACGTTCACTAAAGTAGAGAACGAAAATCTAATCAATTCCACGCTTCGGAGCATTGAGTTGTGCATAACAACTTCGTGCAACCGAGCGTGTTCTTTTTGCCCACATGCCTGGGGATTTAAGACTGAGGATACTAGAGAAAAGTTTGTATCTATGGATGTTGTCGATAGATTTATCGAAATTACATCCGAATACAAGAACCAAGTGACACTATGTGGGATGGGAGAACCTACTCTACATCCACAAATCAAAGAGATACTTGATAAATTCCAAGACGTAGACTATAAGGTCATTCTTGTTACTAATGGATATAAACTAGAAGAAGTTGTTTCACATCTAGGCAATATTCGTCCAAGGGTTAGTCTCTATGAACCCATGGAACTTCCAGATATTGATATGGATGTAATCAATTACTATGAAGAAGGTGAGAATGTAAACTTCAATCAGAGAAGTTATGCTGAAGGTATCAAGAAACCTTGTTATCTTCCTTCATATAAAATGGTGGTTGATACTACTGGAGGAATCTTACCTTGTGATAATAATTGGCAGGAAGTAGAGTATCTCGCTAACATCTTTGATGATACATTGGAATCTGCATGGTTAGATAAGATGAATCCTTTCCGTACTAATTGTGCAAAAGATCGATCCCTTAATGAGTATTGTCGCAACTGCGATGCAGATGGTGTTTTATATGGATTTGAGGAAATGAAAATGTTGACGGGGCAATGAGAATATCATTAATCAATGATTCCACTGGGAACGAATTGCCATCAAAAAGTATTAACGTATTCAAAATAAAATGCATCAAAGATGTAAAGATCAATAAGAGACAAGTTCTAGAAGCATTTGATCTATTCAAAAAAGATATTAATGAAGAACGAACTTTTACTGAAGAAGAGTTAGAAACTAAACAAAGATTAGTATCCGAAAATAGTTTTTGTCCAAAAACTGGTAAACTAACAGGTTCTAGAAGAAAACATAAGACTCAATCATACTTCACTAAACTACCATTTCTTTACGTCGATTTAGAAGACGATGGCACGTTTCAGTACCCATACATATATTCTCCATTTAGGGAATCAAGTAGATTGTTATGTAGTGGTCATGGAAGATCACTAATAAACTTCAGATACTTTCCAGATATGACTAATGATGTTGTAGATCAACATCCAGACTGGGGTATTGGAGGCTTTGAAGTTATAGAGGAGGTTGTTGACTTTGTTTCAAACAACAAATACTGGAAAGATAAAAACCCAGAAGTTTGTATTATTGGACTTTTAGAACATGGTGGTATCTGGTATACGAATCATATTGATTTTGTATCAGAAGATTACGCAAATAATCATGCAAACTTTAGACCACAATACTTTGCTGAAATGACATGTAAACTTGATCTGTGGGAAATGCAGAGAAATTACATACTCAGTGTAAATGGTAAGTTAAACATAAAAGAAATGTTGGACTCTCTTGTCCTACCCCATTTAGATTATGTAAGACAAGACTATGACTGGAAAGTCTAGTTGCCTCAATCATCTACAGATGATATAGTACACTTGTTAAGAGAAACACATGCGACCAGAAACCAGAGAATCCATGGAAATGTTATTTTCCGCAAAGTGGAACTTGCCCAAAGCTGCTAAGCATTGTAACCTTAGTATCAAGGAAATGAAAATTACTTTCAACGAGTATTGCAACTTCCACCCACCAATCTATGATGAAAATTCAGATTGAATTATCCAAAGATGTAGATTATCCCAGTGATAAACTGGGTAAGTACATTTGGAATCTAGAAGAAAGTAATAATCATGTTACTGGATTTTGTGATTCCATTGGAGAATGTTTTGAAGAAATCATCAGACATGGGAGTGTGGCGGAATAGGTAGACGCACCAGACTTAAAATCTGTTGGGCATTATGCCCGTGAGAGTTCAAGTCTCTCTACTCCTACTATAAATACCTACAATTAGATTGTTATCATGTCGTTGAAAGAAAAGTTCATCTCCTGGTTTACTGGGTATTTTAATAATCAACGTCAAGCATTCCACCGCCCACGGGAGTTTGCTATGATCGAACTTACCCATACCGCTGTAGAGGGTGAGGATGATACTTTTCGTGTAATGCAAAAGTATATTATTGATCCAGATCCTTATAGACAAGCGATCATCGTGATTGAGGAACAAGGGGAAGATATTCTCTTAAAGTCTTACAATAATGATGAAGAACGTGCATATAAAGAAGGTTGTGATGTACGTTTTACATATGATGCAGAGTTAGATAGATTCGTGGGTGCAAATCTATGTGATACATGTATGGTTGAGAGGGTACCTGGAATTCCCTCATATCTAAAGACCGAGGCAGTATTGGGCGAGGATTACTATTCAGTTAAAGATACTGGTCATAACCCAGAAACACATGACCAGATCTGGGGATCTCAACACGGATTCTTTGAATTCGATAGGAAGTAATCCTCACTTCGTGCCAATTTAGCTCAGCTGGTAGAGCAGGGCTTTTGTAAAGCTCAGGTCGTCGGTTCAAGTCCGTCAATTGGCTTTTAGGAGGATTTATGGTCATCAATCTCTGGTACAATGGTGCAATGGATGAATGGAGATGGACACTATCAGATCCCAAGAATCTAGATCAACATTCAGGAAATAGAGAAAATATTCGTGATGCAATGAATGATATTGCGAATACAGTGGAACATTTAAGGGATGAAAAAGGAGTAAATATGGAGTTAAAGAAACCTACATGTTTGCCAAAAGACTTACATAAGTGATAATATAATATTGGCGATACTCGTCAGCGACAAATCCCTTCCGTGTGACTTCAAAAACCCTCATGCAAGTGGGGGTTTTTTTAGTGTCTAAATATAAAAAGAATAGATTTGTCACTATAGGAAACCGAGATGCCTCTAAGTAGATTAGAAAATTTCCTAAAGAATGCTGAAGGTAATATTCTGTATGTAAACCCTTCAGACTTCGACGCCACGGATAGTTTTGAGAACAGAGGTAACTCTCTGACTAGACCATTCAAGACGATTCAGAGAGCGATTATCGAGTCCGCAAGGTTCTCGTTCAGAGCGGGTAGAAATAACGATAAGATTGATACTACAACAATCCTCGTTTATCCTGGAACCCACTATATTGATAATAGACCAGGTTATTCGATCAAGGATAACAGCGGAACCGCTGAAATCAAGAAACTTGTTGACAAGAAGTGGACCACAATTGGTGCATCTCTAACAGAATTTTCCGAAGATTCTAACTTTGATATCTTCGATGAAGACAACGATCTATTCCGTTACAACTCTACTGAAGGTGGTGTAATCCTACCTAGAGGTACATCTATTGTCGGTCTTGACCTCCGTAAGACTAAGATTAGACCATTATATGTTCCCGATCCATTTGATGATCAGGTTCTCCCAACTTCTATCTTTAGAGTTACTGGTACCTGTTACTTTACTGCGTTTAGTATCTTTGACGCAGATCCTAATAGATCCGCATATAAGAATAGTTCAGATCTGAAGGTCAATCCTTCTTACTCTCACCATAAACTTGCTGTATTTGAATATGCAGATGGTGTAAACAATGCCATCTTAGATAATATTGATATGGGGATCACTGATCTCGATATGTATTATGCTAAGGTAACTTACGCATTTGGTTCTACATCTGGACGCCCTCTTGCCAACTATCCAGTAGGTAAAGACTTTGAACCTCTTGTTGATGAATATAGAATTGTTGGCGATCTTCGTGCTGATCCTATCGGTATTACCTCCATTAAGGCGGGTGATGGTGCTATTCCTACTACAACTATCACAGTTACCACTAGCGAGGCGCACGGACTCTTTAAGGACACGCCTATCCTCCTTAGTGGTATTACCACCAACCCAACTGTATATAATGGTTCGATTGTTGTCAGTGATGTTGTTAGCGACACTGAGTTTACCTATACTTCTAAGACCAACCCATCAAATCCACTACCAGCATCTTCTCAGATCTCTAATGCTCAGGTAGTTGTTGAATCCGACTCGGTATCTTCTGCATCTCCATATATCTTCTCATGTACTTTGAGATCCGTTTTTGGTATGAACGGAATGATCGCTGATGGTAACAAAGCGACTGGATTTAAGTCGATGCTTACCGCTCAGTTTACGGGTATTTCTCTCCAGAAGGATGATAATGCCTTCATGGTATTTGATGACACTACCCAGATCTATAACGATAACGATACTGCTCCAGAAGAACAGAAACCATTACACATTAACTCCACTGCACTCTATAAGAGAGGTTGGGAATCTACACATATTACTGCAAAGAATGATTCTATCATTCAGTGTGTTTCGGTCTTTGCTATCGGTTTTGCAAGACACTTTGTTGCAGAAGGTGGCGGTGATATGTCTATCACCAACTCCAACTCTAACTTCGGTGCAGTTGCTCTCGAATCAACTGGATTCAGAAACGAAGCATTCGATAGAGATGATGTAGGTTATATCACCCACATTATTCCACCAAGAGAACCCGATCCCCGTGAATCTAACATCACCTGGTTGTCTCTTGATGCAGAAAAGATTGTTTCTGCTGCAAAAACCGAAAGACTATATGTATTTGGATATAACTCCAAAGACGTTCCACCTTCTTCCCAGATTGACTCTTATAGACTGGGTGCAAAGAGAGGTGAGGAGATTAACCTAGAAGTTATTATTGGAACTGAGAAGAGTAACTTTAGATCTCCAGTTCTAATGCCAGTTCCTTCTGGTATTGGTACATCTTCACAGAAAGTTTATAGAGTTGGTAGAAATGCTGGTATCAATAGTATTTCTCAGTCTATCTTCACTCTGACTGATGATCACCAACTATACAATGGTGAGAAAGTTCGTCTTGTCTCCGATACTGGTGAAGTTCCTAACAACGTTGAACAGGATAAACTATACTTTGCTTTCACAACTGGACTCAATGCAGACCAGATTAAACTTTCGTCCACTCTGAATGATACTATCAATGGTACAACCATCGGTGGTATTTCTAACAATGGTGGTGAACTTAGAATCGTATCTTTCGTTGCTGACAAAGATCCTGGTGAACTTGGTCACCCAATGCAGTTTGATGAGGATGAATCTCAGTGGTATCTACAAGGTTCTAAATCTACGGCATTCAACACCATTTACGATGGTATTGTAGGCATCGGAACTTCTATTCTAGGCAATCAAACTGGTGCAACATTCGTAACTAGAAGACTTGATAACAGAGGTCTAGAAGATCGTCTCTATAAGTTCCGTTATGTAATTCCAAAAGAATTCTCTAATGCAAGACCACCTTCTGATGGTTTTATTCTACAAGAATCCAACACAGTTGGTTTTGGATCTGCATCTTATCTGACATCTGCTCTTGCAAATACAACTCAACTTAGAAACCCAACCATCATTACTGATGCAAGTTATGTTGGTCAAGAAGTAACAATTAGAACAGAACAACCACACCACTTTGTTGCTGGTGACACTGTTAAGATTAAGAATGTTAGATCTACTAACAACCTAACTTCTAACGATCAGATTCCTTTCAATGGTGAATATCCAATTTATAGTGTTCCTTCTACAAGAACATTTACAATTTCTGGTATTACCACTGACCCAGGAACATTCCTGAACGAAACTAACCAGAGAACCACACAACAACAGGTTGACGCTCTACCAACTGTACAAAGACTTAAGTATAAGGATTCTATCTTCGTCTATAGATCTCAAGAGATTAAGAGTCTAATCCCTGGTACTGATGGTCAGGATGGTATCTATCTTGTCACTCCTATTTGTGGATCTATCAAACCAATCGATGAGATCGGTTATGGTGTATCTGAAAGAAGATTCAATCAGGATGTTAGAAACCTCTATCCACAACAAGATAGAGACAACTACAACTCTGACCCTGAGGGAACAACTTCTCTTGCTAAGTTAAGTCCACTCGGTAAAGTTACTACAAACAGCAAACAAAGATCTGTTACTAAAGAAGCACTCAACTACTTCTTTGAGAATAATCAAATTGGTTATGCTATCACTGGTGGTGTTGTTTCTGGTGCAGGTAACACAACTCTAACAATCTTCCTTGATACTGAACATACTCTAAACTCTATTAAGGAACTATCCATTATCACTGATGGTGCTGGATACAACAATAACACTGGACTTTCTACAACTCTATACTCTACAGAACTTTCTAATAGTCTGATTGTTGGTTCTAATGCTGCAGTTCGTGCTGAAGTTTCTGCTGCAAATACAGTCAGTTCTGTTTCTATTGTTTCTGCTGGTGGTGCATATGCTATCGGCAACACGATGACAGTTTCTGCATCACCTGCTGGAGCACCAAGTGTTTCTGCTGTTGTTGAAGTTACTGCTATTAACAATAACATTGGTGATGCTATTGAACTCACTGGATTCCCAGATGATGCTTTCAACGACATCTTTGAAATTAGAGAGATTCCATCAACATCTTCTATTGTTCTTGAAAAGAGAGGATCTGTTGGTCTTGGAGTAACTTTCCCAGAAAGAAACGACGTAAGAAGACCTATTGCATATGTTTCTTCTCCAAAGGTTGGTATTGCAACAGTTGACTTTACTGATGCATTAGGTATTGCAACAGTCACAACACTAACTGCACACGGATTGCAACCTGGTAATACATTTACCTTCAGTGGATTTACCGCTGGTGGTGGTATTACTACAAATACTTTCTTCGAGAGAAAGTTCATTGCAAATGAAGTTCCAGGCATCACAACATTCATCTTTAATGCTGGAATTACTACTGAAAGTCCAGAGAGAGATTTTGGCACTGCTGGTGTTCTTAAGTTTAACTTCTCCTCTAATGGTAGAGCACTTGGTCTAGGTGAAGAAAACCTGAATGGTAGAGGTTCTACATTCTATGCAGGTATTACTACAACACTGAGCACAATCGTAACCACTACTGATACAACAATCACTCCAACAGATACTGCTGGTTTCTATAAGGGTGATTATATTCAGATTGGTGCAGAGATCATGCGTATCTCTAACAACGCATCTAGTGGAACGTTTGCTGTTCTAAGAGGTCAATTCTCTACGACTGCTGCAGTACACCAAGCAGATGAACTAATCAAGAAAGTTCGTGTTCTCCCAATGGAGATTCGCAGACACTCTATTCTTCGTGCATCTGCACATACATTTGAATACTTAGGATTCGGACCTGGTAACTATTCAACTGGTCTGCCACTTAAACAGGATAGAATCCTCACTGATGAGGAAGTTCTAGTATCTCAGGCAAGAGAACAAGATGGTGGAACTGTTGTTTACACCGCTATGAATGATCGTGGTGAGTTCTTCACTGGTGTTACTAAGATTAGTGCTGCAACTGGTGAAGAAGAAGTCATCGAGGCACCTATTGTTACTTACTTCGGTGATGACATTGAGTCCGAACTGACTAGAAGAAACAATGGTGTATTTGATGACCTAGTTGTTAAGAACAGAATCACAGTTGAAGGTGGTGAAAATAACAACCAAACTTCTCAGTTCTATGGTCCAGTCAACTTCTCCCAGAAAGTTACATCATCTTCTGAAGATGGTTTAGAGACTAAAGATCTATACATTAAGGGTCTTGCATCTCAACCAAAACTGATCACAGTTGGTATTTCTACACCTATCGATGCTAAGAGAGTTGGTGACATCTCCCTGCTCGCAACTCCTGATAAAGGTGGATACCTAGGACACATTTATGCCGATGGTGATTGGAGACGTTTCGGAATGATTTCCGAAGAGAAGAATCGTGACTTCTTGATTATCGATCAGATGGGCATCGGTGAAAAAGGTGGAGTCTTTGACTTCACTGATGAACTTGAAGTTAATGGTAATGTCAAAGTTAAAGATCTCCGAGTTGAGGGTAACGTAACCTTCGCAGGAAACCAAGCGATTGGTAACGCATCTTTCGATAAGATTACCATCAACCAGACAGCAACATTCGGTGGTATCAATACAAACTATTCCATCCTTCATAGTGATCCAACTGATATTGCTTCGTTCGGTAACTTAGAAGTAGTTGGTTATGCTGCAACGTTCCAAAGTTCTGGTGCCGATCAAGAATGGTTGACAATTCAACGTAGATTACACTCCACTTACACTGGTGTTTCTACATTCGATGGAACACTTAAGGTTGGTAACCTTGTAAGTAATAGTGGTATTCTTTCTGTAAGTAATGCAGAGATTGATGATTTATATGCAACAGTAGGTACAATCGAAAACCTATATGCAACAACTGGTATTATCACTACACTGAGAGCAACGGAAATCCGTAGCGCAGGTGCTGGTCTCACAATCTATGCAGACGCAGGTATCATTACATCTATTACAGGTACCGCTGCTACAATTACTAAGGGTGATTTTGAAGAGTTATTTGCAACCAATGCTTCGATTAGTAATCGTTTCTTTGCTGCTGATGCAAGAGTTAATACTGGTCTAACAACCAACTTTAAGTCAACTAATGCAACTTTAACCAACGCATATGTCAACGTAGGTGTTGTTACAACCCTAGTTGTTCCTTCTACTGGTTATGTGGGTTCCGCAGTTGATGGTTGGATGGGTGCTCCAACTGCATATATTAACTCTGGTATTGTTACAACCATTGTTGGTACAGGTGCATCTTACGCCAACATTCTTGGATCTACAAAGGTAACTTCACCACTATTCCAAGGTCAAGATACAAACAACCCTTCGGGCGCAGGTAAACTCTTTATCCAAAATGCTCAGGTTGCTTCTAGACTATGGTTGAATGGTACTGCTGACTCTGAAGGTATCAGATCTGTCGTTGGTGTTATTACTTACCTCGGACCTAATGCTAAGTCTGATCTTGGTAATCTTTCCGCAGGTAACATGCACGTCAACTGCGGTGCTGATGGTAAGATTAAGGCGAGAACAATTCAGTCAACAGTTCCAACAGGAACTGCACCATTTGTTGTTGCTTCTACCACTAAAGTTACCAACCTGAATGCTGATCTACTTGATAATAAGAACGCTGAACATAATGACCAATCTGGTGCAACCATTGTTGCTAGAAGTGGTGGTTCTTCTAAGTTCAACAAAGTTACTTGCAAAAACTTCTTACTGGAAGCAGACGGAAGTGGTAGTTTAGATGTAAGGAAACAAGCAACGTTTACTGAAAATGTTACTATTGGTTCTGACTCTAATAACGTAACTTTGAGACATCACGGATCATTCCTTGTTGATGAATCAGGTTTTACTTCTGACGAAAGACTGAAGGAAAACATTGAAACTATTCCTGACGCACTTGATATGGTTCTAGAACTTCGTGGTGTTCAGTTCGATTGGAAATCTTCTGGTAGATCTGACATCGGTTTGATTGCACAGGAAGTTGAAGAAGTTCTCCCAGAATGTGTCACTGACGTTGATGATGTTAAGGGTGTTAAATATGGAAACATCGTCGGTCTTTTGATCGAATCCATTAAGGAACTCAGAGGTGAAATTACCGACCTTCAGGAACAAATCAAAGAACTAAAAGGTGAATAAATAATCGTGAACGTTCATTCATTATTTCTACGTCATGTCTGAAGAAACTAAATCAATCTCTGATTACATTACTGAACTCACTGAGAAAGCAACAGAACTTCAAAGTGAGTTGATGGAACTTGAAAAACAATTCAACGTTAAGAAAGAAGAGTTTATCAAGATTCAAGGAGCAATCGAAGCATTCCAAATTGCTAACTCTAGAGGCACTCCAGATATAGCAGTCTGATTGAAACTCCACAGAGTAATTATAGTTAAATACTACGGGGTCTGTCAAGTGTTGACTGCCCCGTTTTTCTTTGGTATATTATGAAAATGAACCAACAACCTTTCGATCCCGACCAATATCCTGGATTCTGGGAACAAATGAATAACTTCAAAGATTTTTTGAAGGAAGTCGGTCAAGGAGTTGCCGAAGATGGAACTTTATGGTCTGACAAAACCATGGAAGAAAGAAGACAATATACCTGTGAAAGGTGTACTGAATTTGATCATCAAAGACTGAGATGTACGGCATGTGGTTGTTTCATGAAAGCAAAGTGGAAGTTTGAACGTAGTAAATGCCCACTCGATAAGTGGGAAAAATGAAAAAAGAATCAGAAGAATTGAATTACTTGGAATGTTCTAAAGAACCAGAAAATCCTACAATACCTCTAGTAATTTCTCTTATTGTTGTTTTTTTCTTTGGAATCGGCATCATTATGCTGGGTTATTTCAAAGGTAACATGCACCTCATTACTACACTCAAGAACGCCTACAATGCCTATTCTTAACTTTCTTCTCGCTGTAACTTTATGGGTACAAGTACCACAATGGTCCGATGATTGGTCAAATTGCGCTGTGGATGTTCCTGACAGCAGTTGTCACTGGTATATTCCTGCTCCCGATAATACTTTTGGCGAGGGATTTGATTGGGCAACTGCCCCCTGGTATTCTGTAGAAGGTTTGCAAGATATTGCAAACTTACATGACGAAGTTGTTTCACAAGGGCACCAATATACGTTAGAATCGTTGCAGGATAGGGACTAATATGTGTGGGATCGCTGTCGTCTACTCTAAGAAAGAAAAGATTCACCACAACTTAATTAAGATCGCTGAGAAAGAATTATCTCCCAGGGGTCCAGTAGCATCCACTCATTATCTTGGTGATGATGTTTATATGTTTCAGTCTGTTCTGCCTATTCAGACTGAAAGAGTTGACGAAGAAAGATGTGTGTATCTCCCACAGAACTTCAAGGTAACTCTTTACAATGGTGAAATCTATGATGATCATGAATACACAAGTGACACCGAGTTAATTCAAGATAGTAAAGATCTTTCGGGTACTTTGAACCATGCAGATGGAATGTTTGCTGTCTGTGTTGTAGAAAGATTTGGAAATTGGTTTGATGTTGCTGGTTATCGTGATCTACATGGTGAGAAGAGGTTATTTTATTATGATAGTCCTAACCTCTTTATTGTATCTTCTACACCTAGATTCATCCTCAAAGTTATGGAGGAGTATCAGGAACCAGTTCGTGTCAATGAAGTTGCGTTGAAAGATTATTATGTAACGAGACATTATATTTCAAACTCAACATCAATCAAAGGGATCTATCAGTTACCAGTAGGATCAAAACTTTGTTTTAATGGTTATTCGTCTGTAGTTCCAATCTGGACTCCTAGAAAGTATCTGAACAAAGATCTGACAAAAGAATTATATCAACTCACCTATCAACAATACTCTAAGTTTACCCGTGATTTGTTGGTAAAAACTATCAACAAGATGCATGAGAATGTTATGCCTCATGTTGCAACATACTCTACGATAAGTGGTGGTGTTGATTCGTCCATTGTCACTGCAATGTTAGAAGAATCTAGCATTAAGATTCAACGTGCAATGACACTCACTTTCAATGAAAAGGATCGTGTTGCACTATATGCGTGGAAGTTATTCAATAAACTAAAGTGTAAACAATTAGTACGGAATGTTGATATTGAAGAGTATTATTCTTCGTACCTTCATTGTATAGAACAACTCTGTAGTCCTGTCGTCGCACATGATGTTCCGTCTGCAAATCTCATGTATGAGATGATGGAACCTGAGTCTATTTTGTATGGTGGTGAAGGCGCAGATGAATTATTTCTCGGGTATAAGTATTACGAAAACTGCATAAAATCTGAGTATGCACAACCAGTTCGTAATCGATTTGAGTTATCTTTTGGTCAGGAAATCAATGAAGATTATGATTATGCGTTCGACTTTTTCTTAGATTGTGGGTATAATACCAAAGATGCACATGTTAAATCATGTTCGTTCATAGATTATTTCCATCAATTACCTAACTCAACCTTCCAAGTTCTTGACCTTATTGGTTCACATTATGGAATCGAATGTAGGACACCATTTGCTCGAAAGGAAGTCGTTATCTTTGGACTAAATTCTCCAGTCCATCACATTATCGGGAAAAAACCACTCAACGATATATTTGAAGACTATTTCAAAGTCTATCCATTCCCTAAACAAGGATTCAGTGGTTATCCAAATGAACTCTATCAGTTTGCTACAACAGATTTTGATAGAAGTAAAAACATCTTCGGTAGTTACGATATAGATAGAGTTACTGAGTGGAAATACATTAACACTGAGTTCTTTCTGGAGCAATTTGACTTATGAGAAACTGGAAAAAAGAGTTTGGAGAACTTCCTGACGAAGAATTAGACAAGGTTGCTATGCTTCGACTGATTGAATGTACCAACGGAATCATTCAATATGCCCACCGAGATGAGGAAGAATGGGCACTTCCAATCGAACAAACTAGAGAAGCAATGCAATACTCTATGGGATCGATTAAGAGGATGCAAATTGATCTTAAAGAGAGATCAGTTACGTTTGCAGAACCTACAGAAACTCTATTCAAAGCAATCCGAGATCTTTATATCGAGGGTGTGAAGATGGGGAACGATGAAGCATTCGAGAAGTTTTTAGATGCTTCAAGAACCAATCTTCTTGTCTGTGGTAAAGAACGACTGCAAAAAATGTTGTCAGTTGTTAGAGAAGAAGTCCCAGGAGTTATCGGAGAACGTGTAGACTGGGGGATGAATTATATTTGGAGTTTCTGTGGTTGGAACATGGCAGAATTGTGTGGTGGTGAGATCGACTACAGAACTGGTGAAGAATATGCTGAAACATCTAAACCTGATATTGGATTCGGACGATGAATGATTTCTTAGATAATCTTGGTGCAGAACAATACCAAAAGATTGTAAAAAAAAATTCTTGAGAAACAACAACAGGAGAGAGAAAAAGATGGTAAAGAGTCGCGATCTGCCAACTGAGTATTACAAAGTTGGATATTATCTCGGTGATCATCATCGTTTCGCCACATATTTCACACTAGAAGCAGCACAAGAAGCAATGATGAGAATGATCCAGAGAGGAGTCAGGGTCACTGGACTCGCGTCTGCCATGCTGTGACACCCGACAAGGTGTCTACAGGACGTGCCAGGGGTCTCTGATCCGTGTATATTAAATGAGTCGAGGGGAGACCTGAGACGCACACCGAGAGGTAAATCAAATGTGTCTCCTTCCGCGAGACCGCCTCTCTCACACAAACTGGGCACGTTAGCGTTGCATCGGTAAGTCCCAGTATTTTTTCTTCCTTAACTATGGGCACTCGTTCACGCATCGGTAAGCAACTCGCAGACGGATCTATTCTTTCTGTCTATTGCCATTACGATGGTTATCCTGAGTTCAATGGTCGCGTTCTTCGCGATTATTTCTCCACTAGTGAAAAGGTTTCTGACCTGATTGATGGTGGTGATATGTCTTGCACCTGGACAAATGCGGGTTGGAACAATGAAACTCTTGAGGAAAATGGTCCTCTTCATTACACTTCCCGTGGTGAATCTATTGTGAACAATGCACCCACACTTCACGATTCCATGATGGATTTCTTGGAAAATGGTGAAGAGTTTGGTTATGTGTTTGCAAACGGAGAGTGGACCTGTTATGATACTAAGACCTGGAGCGATACATACAAGCAACAGGTTGCAATTCCCGCAGGAGGCATTACCGATGGAAACTAAAATGATCCAAGTTAAGTATTACTTCAAGGAACATCCTAAAACATCTCTTTCTGTTTTTCTAAAAGATCAGAAAGAGGTTGATGCCTTCAAACAAAAACATCCTAACTATGTGTATGTTGAGGCATGACTTATGGACATTCTATTGATTCTATTGGACATTCTTAAGATGTCGATCGCTACCTGTAGATGGGGCGAATTGACTGACGAAGAGGTTCAAATTGTAATCAATGCTTCCTTCCTAAAAGTGTTTCACGCCTCTGTACTTCGCAGAGGTCCATTTACTGATTCTCTCACAACTTCTGTAGAATGAACAACGAAAAGTACAACGATTTTGATGAACTTTATGATGCTTTCATGGAGTCAGGTAGCGATGAATGGTTGCTACCAGAATGTGGAGTTGAGGAACAATTTGATAGTGAAACACTGAAAATGCTTAAGGATTTTTGAGCATTGTGACAATCGAATAACCTGCACAGACCTCTTGACTTCTCAGTCGAGAGGTTTTATATTGTATTCATACAAAAGAAACGAGGTCAATGCAACTCCGTCCACACCAGATTCGCATCCTTGATCGTATGCGGAACTACAAAAAAGGTAAAATCATTGTTCCTACTGGTGGTGGTAAAACAATGTGCATGATTCAAGACACCGCACATTCTCAACAATCTAAGTGTGGTTCTACCACCATTGTTGTTGCTCCTCGTATTCTCCTTGCAGAACAACTTTGCAGTGAGTTTCTGGAAGTTCTGAACGTAAAATATACTCATGTGATGCACGTTCACTCTGGTGAAACTCATCACTTCTCTACCACTAACCCTGAGAAGATTCACGTCTTCGCTAACACTGCCCGTGAGGTGGGTGAGGATGTTCTGATCTTCACTACTTACAACTCACTGCAACGTATTGCTGATGCAGATATTGAAGTCAATAACATTTACTTTGACGAGGCACACAACTCTGTAAAGAAGAACTTCTTCCCCGCGACTGAACATTTCAGTGGTGAATCTGATCGTTGTTTCTTCTTCACTGCGACACCAAAACAATCCCTTACTCACAAGAAACCAGGGATGAATTGGGGTCACGTTTATGGTCAGACTCTGGTCAATGTTCCTGCTCCTGAGTTGGTTGAAGGTGGTTACATTCTTCCTCCTAAAGTTGTAGTCAAACAACTGGACATGGTTCAAGATAAGATGAAAGTTTGGTCCCGTGATTGTGACTTTCTGATGAAGACCATTGATGATCAACAGACTGACAAAGTTCTGGTCTGTGCTCGTACTACGAAACAGATTATTGGTCTCCTGACTGACTCTGACTTCCGTACAGATATTGCATCCCGTGGTTACTCTTGGATGACAATCACCAGTAAGACTGGTGCTATCATTGATGGTAAAAAAGTCAATCGTGAAGTCTTCTTCGATACTTTGAACGCATGGGGAAAAGATCCTAACAAAAAGTTTGTGGTTCTGCATCACTCTATTCTGTCCGAAGGTATCAACGTCAACGGACTGGAGAGTGTTATTTTCCTCCGCAACATGGACTACATTGGTATCAGTCAGTCGATCGGTCGTGTGATCCGTTTGGGTGACACTTCTAAGACCTTTGGATTGGTCTGCGTCCCTGTTTACGACTCTGTGGGTATCACTACCTCCAAGAAAGTTCAGGCGGTTGTTGATACCGTCTTTGAAAAAGGTCTCCCTGCAATCTCTGAAATCCGTCGCTGATTATGACAATCCCTGATCTTCAAATGTTGGTGTTACTTTTGATGCCAGCAATGTTAATGTCTGTGCTTATTCTTTGGACTTTTGCTGCTGGAGGTTGATCATGAAAAAAGACTGGACAATCTATTGCGAGAAGACATTCAACAATCTTCGCGCCAATGCACACAACTGGGGTAAAAGTAAGGAGTGGGATCGAGCAATCACCCGTGACTTTTACCTCGGTGTGTTTGATTCTGGCAACCCTAATTTCAGTGGGTTGATTAGCGAGAACGCACTAAACAATAAATTGAATAAGAAAAAGACCACCAACGATCATTGTTACTCACCTCAACAAGTTGGTAGACAGGTGATGGATCAACAGGATATTTTTCTGGAAAACTATACTAAATTCAAAAACCTATTCTTTTACTGCACCCGACAGATTGTGGTGACTCAGAAAGAAAATGATGAATTATCTTATCTAACACAGAACGATGAGAATGGGTTTCGATTGTTGTGCCCTACTCATCTTAAATATAAACGACTGGGTATCAAATTGTATCAACGACCTGAAGGTAAAGTTCGATGGAATAGTGCCATGCCCGTTGATTGTAACATCATAGAAGTTCTCCCAGAACATACAGAATACGAGAAAAAGTTTTTAGTTGTATGAGTTACTATAACCACAATTCATCACTCTTTGATCCTAAACCTGTGAGAGATTATGTCTCTCACGATGGAATGTTTGCTGTCATTCCATGTGGAAATAAGTGGATGTTAATTGTTAATGGTGATCAGATGGGAGTATCATCTTCCTTTGAGATTGCCATGCGTCGATTAGAAAAACTAAAAAACACACATTCTAAATCGAAGAAACGCACGAAGACTCCTGCCAAACCAAAATCAAAGAAAATCCAAAATAAACACATACTCCACCCCAGTGGTGGCAAGGGATCTCGGGGACGCGGTGGACAGTCCAAACAAGTGGACACCAATTCCGCCAACCCCCTGTTAAATGCACTATCTTAATTAAGTCGAGAGATCAATTCATGACAACTAAGACCAAACGAGTTTGTGTCACTCCGCTGTCTCGTAAAGCAAAGAATCGCTTTGCTAATGAGATGGATTTGTTTCACACTTGCAATGTTGAGATCGAACGTGAACATGAAGGTCAAAAATGGTGGTATCTTCAGTCACTGAATAAGTCTTACTATTTCTGGGTTCCTGCTAAAGGTAATGATGATTGGAAAGTAGAACGATGATCGATGGATTTATCCATGAACCACCAACGGACGATCACTATTACGAGGAAGTTTGCTTTAAACGTAATGTTATTGCAATCTTTCTTGTATATCGCCCTGGGTATTTGTTCAATGATCACAATCCACATCGTACTATCTGGGGATTCTACGACACCAAGAAAAACCAGTTTCATGCTCCAATCAACTGCAAAAAGGTTGGTAGTGTAGTAGACATCAGGGACACAACTCCATTCACCGCAATGCAGTTGAACCTAGAACATTTCAATCCTTTAGAACTAGCACTTTTCACATGACACGTTTCGAGATTACTTACTCTGCTTCAGGTATTCCGCTCACTAAGACTGTTGTTGAGGCGATCAATGCACCTGCAGCGAAAAACATTCACAAGTCAATGTATGGAGGAGTGCCTGGTTATGTTCTCCAGTTTATCTCCGTTCTCTCAAACGGGCATTGACATCACTAAATAAATCTTTTACA